TTAAAAAATGTTGAAACCTTAAAAACAAGAGAAGCTGAACTCTTAAATAATAGGCAATTACCAATAGAACAATACGCACCACATAGAGATGCTTCTATAGTGTATCTACACACAGATGAAAATCCTTTTGGTGGATACCAAAGAATAGCAAAAGATTTAGAAGGCAGAACAGAAGATGATATCTTAGTAAGAGCCTATGGTGTACCAGTTAAATCAACTACTACCTTACTGCCTTTGTTTAACACAGAGGTAAATGTGCTATCAGATACACCGAATAAGTACAATATGACTTTTCCAGATATAAGTGAAAAAGATAATTTTACTTGTTATATGGTAGTAGACCCAGCAGGTGCTAGGAACTACTCAGCTATCTGGGCAGGTGTAGATGAAGAAGGCACTGTATATATTAGAAAAGAGTTTCCAGATAAAGATACATACGGAGACTGGGCTATATTTGGTGATCCAAAGTGGAGATACGGACCAGCATCTAAAAAGCTAGGACTCGATGTAGAGGGTTACTCTAATTTATTCAAAGATATAGAAGAAAATCTAGGTATAAATATATACGAAAGAATAGGAGATTCTAGGTATTTTGCTAGGGAAGATGAAAACAACGATGATCTATTTAGGCTCTTTGAACAAAGGGGTATGTACTTCCTTGCAAGTAATGGTACAATAGAAGATGTAGGAATTAATGCACTAGACGAATGGTTTAGTTACAACCCTAATTTACCAGTAGATGCAGCTAATAAACCTCAATGTTTTATACACCAAGAATGTGGAAATCTTATAGAATCATTAATAAATTATGGAAGTAACGGAAAAGCCGATGAAGCACTAAAGGATTTTTTCGATACTATTAGATATCTAAGAATGCATAATAATGGCGAAGGACCAGACCACGTTACAAACAAAAATTTAAAGTCTATACTCAGAACTAAAGGTGGTTACTAATGCCTAAAAAAAGATTGACAGATTTAGCTAAGGATTACAATATATCTTTCGATCAAATTTTGGAAATAGCATCAAATAATTTAGAAGAATCATCCTTAAGTGGCAAGGGAAAGAACACTTGGGTAGATAAAAAGGGTCAAGAAATTATAGATGATAATATACCCATTGAAGATGCAAAGCCTAAGGTATATAGAGGCAGAGTCAGAAATAAATGCCCTAACCCAAGATTTATTATGGTCTATATAAAAGAAAAAATGACTGTAGTAAAAACCCAAGTACCAAGAAAGTTTATGCGTGTAGATTGGACAGATAGAATAGTTACAGTAGAAGAAGAAATAGAAAACGAACTATATACTTTATTAGTTCCTAAAGTTTATTGATCTAAATGATAAAATATTAGACAATGGACACAGATAACATTTCAGAATCTCTTACATACGTTAGCCCAGAGCCAAATGTAAATCATTTAAGGCGAGCATACGAACAAACAATCTTAGAACTAGAACCTTATTTTGACTTGTGTCGTGATTCTTACGACAACAGAAGAAATTATTGGAACGGAAAAAGCAGGGATCATCGTAAACACGGAGCTGATGCCTTTCCTTGGGAAGGTGCTTCTGATATGGAAGCCCATGTAATTGATGAAAGAATAAGTCGATTAGTATCTTTGTTTATGTCATCAGTGGCTAGAGCTAATGTAAGAGCTTTTCCTGTTGAAGTAAGTGATATTGCTAGATCTAAGCTAGTATCTAGTTTTCTTAAATGGATGATATCATCTGGTTATATTCCTAGGTTCAAAAAAGAAATGGAGCTAGGTGCTAACTATCTTTTGGAAAGAGGTATTCTAATTACTCATGTAGGCTGGCAAAGAGAAGATCGTAAGTTTTTACAAGAATTAAATTTAGAACAAATAGCTAGTATAAGCCCAGATATAGCTTCTTTAATTACATCTGATGTAGGCGATAGCGAGATATTAGATCTGGTAATGCAAGTGTTCGATGGTATTTCTAAAAAGAAAGCCAAAAAAGCTATTAAAGAATTAAGAAAAACAGGTAAAGCAATGATACCTATAGTTAGAAGGCAAGTTAATTGTCCTGATGTAAGAACACTAGCTCCTGACTTTGACTTCTTTTTTCCATCTTATGTTACAGATCCACAAAGAGCACCTTATTGTTTTTGGAGGAATTATTATACTCCACAAGAGCTAGAACAAAAGGTTATTACCGATGGTTGGGATGCAGATTTTGTTGAAATAATGATAGATAAATACAGAGGTGTAGATATTTATGATATAGAAAAACAACAAGAGGGTAATAGAAGTAACGTGCTATCTGACTACGGATATCAAGCGGATGATTTAATAGAGCTTATTTATGGATACCAAAGATTAATAGATCCAGAAGATGGATCAGAGGGTATTTATTATACTGTATTTCATAAAGATTTTAGTGGTAATGAAGAAGCACCACCATTTGCTATCTTTGAGTTGCTCAATGGATACGAAGACTATCCAATAGTAGTTACTAAACTATCAGAAGATTCTAAGCGTTTATACGATACTACAACTACACCTGATCTATTAAGAGGCATTCAAAACCAAGTTAAGGTAGAAAGAGATTGTAGGGTTGATCGCAATAGCCTAGCTACTCTACCACCTATAATGCATCCAGTTGGTCAAGCACCCTCTGATTATGGACCAGCTAGATACATACCATATCGCAGAAAAGGTGAGATAGAATTTGGACCTACTCCACCACTTCCAACAGGATCAATAGAAATAGAAAATACTTTACAACAACAAGCAGATCGTTTGATGGGATTAGATGATAATCCAATAAGTCAGCTTAAAAAGCAGTTCTTAGTAAATAAATTTTTAGAGCACAATGCAGATGTTTTAAAATTAGCATACAGATGTTATCAGCGTTTTGGTCCAGATAGTACATTCTTTAGAGTTACAGGAGCACCTGATCCACAAATCTTTAATAAGGGTGATCCAGATGAAAACTTTGATATCATGATATCTTATGATATTTTAAATGCTGATCCACAAACACAAGAATCTAAATTACAACAAATATCAGCACTAACATCTTTAGATAGAACAGGAAGAATAAATGTTGATAATTTACTTACTGTTATAGCTAATTCAGTAGATCCAGTATTAGCAGATGCTATTTTACAACCAACAGAAGCAGCACAAGAACAAATAGTAAAACAAGTTACTGATGATTTAGCTAAAATATATGCTGGTATAGAAATGCCAGCTAGACCTAATGGTGCTGGAATTGCTATAAACGTAATACAGCAATACGGACAACAACCAGATATTTTGGAGAGAATACAAACCGATGAGGCATTTAAAGGTCGTTTAGAAAAATACGCTGGTCAATATACTTTCCAATTACAACAAATGCAAAACGCAGAAATTGGTAAAATAGGCACACAACCAGCACAAATGGGTCGAGTAAATACCCAAAATATGTAATAATGGATCAAGCCCTAGTAAGCCCACCTGCAATTACAATATTAGGTTCTCAGCCCCAACAACAAGCACCTAAATCTTTTGCTAGGAGTTTTGTTGATGACTACATTAGTTTAGACGAAGGTAGAGAGCCACATAAAAGCATAGAAGACTATAGTATTACTGGTGCTTTTGGTATGAAAAAAAAGCAAAGAGATAGGTATCCAAACCTAACTGATTACGAAGCTGCAATCGCTTTTACTAATGATAATATAAAAGAAATACAAAGCCAAATAGGTGTACAACAATGGCAGTCTTTGCCTATGGGTGCAAAACGTATGGTTTCTAATTTGTATTACAACGCTGGGTCTTTATTTAATACAGTTAAAAAAGAGCTAAGAGACGGAGACGTAATGGGTGCAGCAAGAGGTACTTTAGATGTTGTATCAGCTAAAAATAAAGACACAGGGATTGTTGGTTTTATGAGTGGATTAGCAAAAGATCTTAATCAACCAGTTATAAATTCTTATACAGTAAAAAAGATATCACCTAAAAAAACCAAAGTCACATATAATTTAAGCAATCAAGAAAAACTTGAATACACAGTAAACAAACCAATAAGTAAGTTATCATTAGAAGATGGAACTTATAGTGTAATTAATTATTAGTATGAACCTACAAGAATCTTTAGAAGCATTAAGTCACCACGAAAGTTTTGGTGTTTTTATACAGACTATATCCGATCTAAGAGAAGAATCAATAGAAGCATTGCACAATGCTAGTATAGAAAATATTCAACAAATTAGTGGAAGAATTTTAACCTATGATCAAATATTACAAATGGTTGATTATAGATCTCTTCAAAGACGTTTTAACAATAAATAAATTACAGTTTGTTGAGTATGCTATAATATACTCATCGCAATCGCTTGGCGTAAATAAGTGGATATTATGACAGATGAAATCAAAGGTGCGGTCGCTCAAGCACTTCAAGAAAATCAGAGTGGACAAAACATATCTCCTGAAGCTTTAGCAAATAGGAGATTGAAGCAACTTCAACCAGAAGCTCAAGAGGCAGAACAGCCAAAAGAGGAGACGGAAGAGGTTATAGACACAGTACAAGAGGAGGCATCAGTGGAAGAAACTGAGCAACCAAAGGTTGAAGAACCAAAGGACGCTCAAGAAGAAACTGATGATAATCAAAATACTGACGAGGTTCTTTCACAGTACAACTTAGACGAAATGTCTGAGCAGGATTTAAAAGAACTTGCTGAAAAGCTTGGATCTAGAGCTGTTGCTCGCTTTGGTGAATTAACAGCAAAAAGAAAAATAGCAGAAGAAAGGTTAGCTCAATTACAGCAATCTCTAAACAAAAAGGATGAGTTATCTACAGAGACTAAAATAGAAAACAATCCTTATAGTGATATTAATTCTATTGAAGAATTAAAAGTAAAAGCTAAAGAGGCAGATGATATTATTGAGTGGGCTGAAGAAACGCTATTTAATTCCGATGGATATGGTCCAGAAGATGTAGTCACAGAAGTTGAAGGTAAAGAAGTAACTAAAGCAGAGGTAAGAAAAGCCTTAATAAATGCTAGAAAAAGTAAAAATAAATTTTTACCTGACCAACTCAATACTATAAATGCTATAGCTCAATCAAAACAAGCAAGAGAAGCATTCCAAGCAAAAGCTGTAGAAGAATTACCTTGGTTGACTGGTGAAGATAACGATGTTCGCCAGAGATACGAGGCTATGATAAATGATCAGCGTTTTAAGGAATTAGAAAAGCAAGTTCCACCAGATGTATCAGCTCAATTGCCATATATAATTGCTCATGCAGCAAATAGTATATATGGTCGTAGAGAAATAAAAGAAACTAAATCAGGGGTAAAATTAAATCCACCATCAGTAGGTGCTAATTCTGCACCATCGTCTAATCGTGCTAAAAAAGGAGCTAAGGCTTTGGCTGACCTGAGCAGTCGCTTTAGAGAATCAGGAGATAAAAATGATTTCATCAAACTTCGTACCTTACAACTCACAAAATAATTAAGTCTAAAAAATGGCTATTTCAGATACATTCAATCCAGCGTTACAACCTGTAACGTCTCAAGGTCCAAGTGTTTCTAATCGTGAGGATTTGACAGATGTCTTAACTATCCTCGCCCCAGAAGAAACACCTGCCCTTTCGTCTGCAAACCGACAAGCAGCTAATGCTACTTTCGTTGAGTGGACTGTCGATTCCCTATCTTCTCCAGTAACTACTGGAATAAGTGAAGGAGCAGATATAACAACATTCACTGACCAATTCAAAAGTCGTGCTCGTCTTGGCAACTATATCCAAAAGTTCCGTAGAGACTTTATGGTTTCTGATCTGCAAGAAGCAGTTGAGTCCGTAGGACCAGCTAAAGTTGCACAAGCAGAAGCTAAAGCTATTCGTGAACTAAAACGTGATATAGAAGCAACTATTCTTTCTGACAATGATCGTCAGGCTGAAACTGGTGCTTTGCCTTACAAGATGCGTGGTCTTGGCGATTGGTTAGATTCCTCAGGTCCTAATGATGTTCCTGAAGCTTACCGAACACCTTCTGATTCTATTAATGTTCAAGCAGCAGCAGCAGATATCACAGAAACTGAATTTAACACAGTCATTCGTTCGATTTATCGTGCAAATGGTGAAGCTAATAATTTAGTTCTTATTGCTGATACAAGCCTTCGTAGGCAAATTGCTGACTATGCACGCTTTGTTGGAACAGCAGGTAATCTTGGCACACCAGCTAATGCTTCTGGCATTCGTGATGTGAACTTTGATGGTAATTCTTCTACAATTAAATTATCTGTAGAAATCTACCAATCTGACTTCGGTGTTGTTTCTATTATTAACATGAACCCTGAAACCAACCCAGAAACAGTTACTGGTAGCACCACTAATCATGATCGTGGTTACATGATCAACCCTGATTATTATGGCATCCACGAACTAATTCCAATGGGAGCAAGTCGTCTACCTAACATGGGTGGTGGCGAGCGTGGTTTTGTTGACTGTGCATTAACACTAGGTGTTTATGCTCCAGCAGCTCATGGTAAAATCTCATAATTAAATAGGAGGAAAATATTATGGCTATTCAACTTAAAAAGGTTTCTAATCTAGAAACACTCGCACTTGGATTCAACTACGAAGGTGAGATCAACATCAAAGATGATGTTCCTACTGGCGGTGCAGTTGACATTCAGTTTAACTCAGCAGAACTTGTAGGAACAGTAGGAAAAGTAGGTTTGGTCGTAGACCAACACGTTCCTGCTGATAATAGTGGTTCAACTGATTACACAAGCTACAAAGTAGTAGTAGGTGATACAGCAGACCCAGATGGTCAAATTGATGATGTGGAGCTTTGCCCTGCAGGTACTGAAGCAGCAATTGGAACTATCTTCGTTAATACTGGTGATGATCCATTTGGTACTGTTGTTAGTAATGTAGGTGCAACATTTACTTCATTAAATGAAACCGATGAAGCACTAGCTACTGCTGGTAAAGTAAGATTATTCTTTGAATATTATCCCACTGCAGGCGACAATTTCTCTGGATAATTAACATTATTGTTTATATTATAGGGTGGTTGGGCTGAATCTCAGCCACCCTATTTTTATTATGAATATATTGCACTTCAAAGATCAATCTCCAGACGAAGGAGCTTTAAACAAAGCTAAAGCTAAATACATAAACAATGCTATAGCTATTGAAGCAGCTACACAAAAAAATAGAGAAGATATAGCAAGAAAAGAAGCTAGGCAAAATATAGGAAAGACTCATCCAACGCTAGGAAAATGTGTAGCAACTATACCAGCTAGAGAGTATTTTAGATTAGTACAAAAGTACGGAAAAGATACTGTTCTATCTAAAGAATTTTTACAGTACTTTAATAAAAAACATAAGGATCTATCACCAAATAAGGCATGATACTAAGAAAGAATCAGGATTTATTTAACCTAATAAAAGGTCTATCTGGAGTAAATAAATTTACAACTAGTGAATTAGGTCATCTTTTATCTTTTACTAATAAAAGATTAATAACTGCGTACAATCAAAGCCCTATGTGGTCTAGGTACGTTGTTGTAAGTGAAAAAAGAAAAATATCTTCTTTTTCAATATCAGGTATAACTGATGTTGATGTTTACAATACAGCTTACTATAAATATGGAGACTTTACTCAATCAGCAGCAGATGGTTCAGGAGATTTTACAAGTGATTTTTTTGTTCCAATAAATCAAATTGATTCTTCTAATAATCAAAATGTTATAGCTTTTTATAAAAATGTTTCTAAAAGATGGGTATGGGGAACATTATCTGGTGCTTTTCCATATTCAAAAAC